CGCGAAAAGCTAAAGGGCGCCATGAGGTCGTATGCACGGAAATATGCCGGTCGTTATTCACGACCGGTTAAGACCGTACACACAAGCCTCTCGGCGTCCGGTTCGCTTTTCGCGGGCCGGGGGGAAGGAGGGAGGTCTGGGTACGTCCTCAAGAACATGGAGACTTGGTCTTCACGTCCATTGAGGATGTCCCCGGACGAAGCGGGGGACGATGTTGAGGTTCCAAGTGGAACCTACTACACTGTCCTTGGCACGCGCCATGAGCTGCTGAGGCCCCGAGAAGGAGTAGAACCCACCATAAGGTGGGTCCTGCTCCACTGCGAGGACCTCGCGGACATGTATTCGGTCCAAGAAGCAATGGTACTTTGGGCACTGGCGGAAGCCCCATTCGCGTTCAACTGGGAGGTCGTTACCGACCGCCCGGCTGACGTCAACGACCCCTGGTGTGGCCTCCCTCCATTATGGAAGGGGGCCCCCCCAGTGGTCGTCAGCGCGAAATTGGGTATCCGACCAACAGCCCGGGTCTGTGCGGTCGAAGAGGACGGAAACAAGGCTCGGATCGTAACCACCGATGCGGAGGTTGTGACCGTGCTCTTGCACGTCGTTAGGGACGTGCTCAACCAAGTGGTTGAGCACGACCCTTCTTCGACCTGCTCAGACCATAGTACCATTTGGCACTTTGGCAACCGATTGGCGGGCAGGCCTTACCAGAGGTCGAGATGGTTGATCTCGGTCGATAAAACGACCGCGACCGACACATTCGACCTCGATTTGGCCGAAGCGATCTACGACGGATTGACCGAAGGGCAAGTGGGGTCGGCTGCAAAGTCGATCCTCCTGGCCCTAAAACCATTCGCCTGCGGCCCCCGCCGGTACTTGGTCCCTGATTTTACTCAGGGAAAGACCAAGATAACGGCCAGGGACGCGGAAGAGTGGTTTGCCGGTCAACGTCGGGTTAACAAAGGTTTCAGGGAACTGAAACCTTCGAAAAACCTAGCGATCGCACCAATGGGTGCACCGCCGACCTTCTCAATCCTAACGGTCTGGTCGAGGTTCGAAGCAGACTGGTCGAGGCAGGCTGGCCGCTGCCAACTCGGAAGCGCGCTGACCAAAATCAGGCCGTCCCACCTGTCACTAATTAAAGTGCAGGGAGACGATCTGGTGATGGCCGGCTCAAACCGGTTGAACAGCCGCTACCGCCGGGTGTGCAAGATGACGGGAACCATCATAGGTGATGGTTCCCACTTCGTCTCGCGCACCTTTGCGACCTTCTGCGAAGAACCTCTGATAAGGGAGAGATCTGGGCAGACCTGGAAGCACAGGGACCTTATTAAAATAAGGCCCCTGTGCGGCCTCAACTGCCGCAAAGATCCCTCCCTTCCAGCCGGTAGGAAAGACCCTCTCATCACCCGAGGAGAAGCAGTGTCGAGCGTCCTTAGGTACGCCGACCCGGTGGCCAAGAGGGCCGCGATCGAGTCACTCGACTTCACGACCGAAAGACTCCGAAGGTTCCGTAAGGGACGTGTCAACCACTGGAAGTGGTTGCACGTCCCGACGGCCCTCGGAGGACTCGGC